CGTTGTCCCGCCACCCGTTCGGCGTGAGACCACGGTCGTGTCCGACGCCATCGGGGCGATGAAGGCGCGACGGCGGAACGCGCCGTAGTAATCCCGCAGGTCGAGGATGGCTTTGGACAGATCGGCCGGCACCAGGAACCCGCCGCTCGACCCGATGCCCTCCCCTGCCGCTTTGATGATGGCGACGCCGTTCGCCTTGCACCAGGTCGCGGCCTTTTCCTGGCCGTAGATCGTGGCCAGCAGCCACTGGCCGGCGCGCTGATAGCGCGCCTCGACCTCGGGCCCGTAGCCGGGAAATGCGCGACGCTTCATGCATTCTCTCCCTGCGGGGATGCGGACTGGCGACCAGCGCGGATGTCCTCGACCTCGGCGCGCGTGAGAATCCCATCCGTCACCAAACGTGCGGCCGCCCATTCGACTTCATCGTGAACGTCTCCAGCGCCGAGCAGATCACGCCCATCTGTGGCCAGAAACCCGCTCCACCCGGCCGCGGTGATCCTCTCGCGAAGGCGCTCGCGGTGGCGATTAACCCTCTGCAACTCAAGCGCAAGCGTCACGCGGCGTTTTTCGATTTCAGCAATCTGGGCGTCGATCGATTTTGCGGGCTTCATGCGGTTCTCACGTTCCTTCCGGCCTGCCAGCATCTTCCGGCGCATTGCCAGTCGATTGGCTTCCCGCCGCCGCCATGTTTGCGGGGAAATGCAATTGATCTGCGCCCGGATCGGTCGAGGGCTGCCAGCCGAGATCGATGCGGGCTTCATTCGGCGTTGCGATCATCGACATGATCGCGATGCGCCAGTTGTTGATGCGGGCCGACATGTCGGCCGTCGTGAGATCGCTGTAATCGAACTCGACGGATAGGCCCTGCTTGCGGAGGCCGAACGTTGACGACATCTTCGCGCGCCAGCGGTTCGTGTACCCGGTCAGCGTGAAGTTGACGTACTCTTGGCCCATCTGGGCGATGTTATTGTTGGTGCTGCGCGACAGCTCCCCGATCATGTGCGGCGGGATGCGGAAGATCCTCGCGATGTCTTGCAGTTGGAATTGCCGTGATGCGATGAATTCCAGATCGGCCGAGGTCATGCTGAAGGGCTGAAACTTGAGACCCTGCTCGCCGATGATGACCTTGCCTGAATTCTTCAGGCCGCCCCAGCTCTCCTTGACGTCTGCGGCAAGTCGCTTCGCGCCTTCCGGCGTGAGCTTCTGATCCGTCGTCAGCATGCCAGATGGCTTGGCCCCCTGCCCCATCCAGCGAGCCGCCTGCTGCTCCTGCGACAACCCCAGTGCAATCGCTTCGCGCGCGAGCGCGATGCGGGACATCCCCATCAAGCCATCGAGCGAAAAGCCGCGGATATGCAGCATGTCCTCGAATGGGACCATCTGCTGCGACCCGACCAACTGCGGAGCGAGATCGCGAAGCAGCGCCTGCTCGTGGATATTGTGCGCCATCGGCCGGTAGAAAATCTGGCCGGTGGTCGCAACCCATTCCAACACGCGATCCGGATTCCACGGGATCAGTGCGACCGGCATCCCGCGATTGTTGCGCTTGATGATCGCGTAACCGTTGCCCCGCATGATGATGCCGGTCTGCAACATCTCGCGAAATTCGAGCCCGTTCTGCCACTCATTGGGCTCGTCTAGGAGATCATAGAGATAATGGTCCTTCGCTTCTGTGCGGGATTTGTCATTGGCGTGGCGAAAGATCGACCAAGGCAGCTTGGCCACGTCCTCGGCGAGCATCGTCACCGCAGCCAGGACGGCTGATGCATTCAGCGCCGTATACTGGTTGACCGTTATTCCGGTGACGCTGCGGGTGGAACTACCGAGATCGTCCCAGAAGCCGGCGTCGGAGCTTCCGGTCGATTTCCGCCGAAACATTCCAGCAATGCGCGACATCAACCCCATATCGCGCCCTCTTTCGCTTAGACCGCGATCATGAGCAGGCCCCGCTCTGCGGTGTAGACCGATCCGCCAGCGGATGGGTTCATCGCCATCAGCGCCACGGCATCGAACGTCGCCATCAGCGGGTCAATCTTGGCGGTGCCGGAGACCTGCTTCGTGACGGATATCGCGTTGCCGTGCTTTTCGATCTTGGCGTTGCCGACGCACCACGCCATCATGCGTGTTCCGCCATGGCGCAGCGTTCCTCCGGCAAGCTTCCGTTCACAGGTCTTGATCGACCCATTGAGCTTCCACCCTTGCGGGATTCCGATCACGACTCCAGCCTCGGGAGACACGTCGATATCCCGCCGGCCGAGTTCGTCGATGATCTCCCCGATGCCAGCGGGGTCGACGCCTATTGCCTTTTTCTCAGGCAGCAGGCCGGATTTCCAGATTCGCTGAATGATGTCGGCGACCTGGATAACGTCGTCGCCGACGCGATCGACGATCGTGAGATCGCCATCGGCTGCATAGTCCAGCAGCGCCGGCGAGATGTCCTTGCGCAGATCGAGAACGCCCTTGTGACACCACGCGTGGGTCCAAAGTAGCCAGCGGCGGGTGTCCTCGGCCAGCTCTGCGACCTGCCCGCTCTCGGTCGTTTCTCGCTCCCGGCCGATAATGGCTAGCCCGAGCAGGTCGTCCAATCCGCCGCCATCGATCCCGATCGTGACAACGTCGCATCGCGCTAGAATGGCGTCGAGCGTGACCCCGCGATCGGAATTGCGCTCCCAATATGGGGCACCTGCCCAGTTGTCCGACCGTAGGGCCAGCCCGATCTCGACGTTGAGATGCTTCGCCATGAATCCGCGGACCGACGCCTCTCCGGCGACCACGGATTCCCGCAGCTTTTCTTCGAGAAACTCCATGTCGACCGACGCGCCCAGATTGGGGTTCGTGACATAGAAATTTTCTGGCTCTCGGTATTTCGCGGATTTGAGCATCCGGTCGGGAAATTCGTACAGGATCGGCAGGCTTCGCTTATCCGAGATCTTGCCGTCGCGGACATCCCTGAAATATCTGAGCTTCTGATCGAATACGCCGGCCGGGGGCTCATCCGACTGCGTGCTCAGATAGATGACGAAGCCCTCGGGTCGCGAGGCCAAGCCTCCCGTCGCCTCCCGCAGCATGTTCTCGGCGTTGGCCCGCTTGCCGAATTGCCAGAGCTCGTCGACTAGGACGCCGATCGCCTTCTTTCCTCCAACGGTCTCGTCGTTGGCCGCCACGACCTTGAGCGTTGCGCCGGTAGTCCGATGGGTGATCGTCCTCAGATGGTCCTGCACATGCAGGATTTCCGATAGAACCTCGCCCTTCCGGACCATGTCCCGGGCCGGCCAGAAGCTGTTGTTCGCGATCTCGATCGTCGGCGCCAGGATGATGAACTCGCCGGACATCCTCCAATTGCGGATCAGCGCCGTCATCATGATCCCGGCGGCGATCGTGCTCTTGCTGTTCTTTTTGCTGACCAGCAGGAAAAAGTTGCGGATCAGGCGCCGTCCCGTCGCGGCATCATAGGCACCAAAGAGCGCAGAGACGAGATCCATGACCCACGGGCGGCAGGCCTCGCCCATGGTCGGAGAGCCGGCCACATCAACGATCCGCAGTTCCCGGAAGACCTCTAACGCCGCCTTGGCCTCATCGGGGAACAGCGGGTCGAAAGGGATCAGCGACCGCCGCGCCAGGATGCGGTCTTCCCAGTCCGGGCAGGAGGTGGTCCAGTCGCGCGACATCACTTTTCCACAAGCGGCAGTTTTTCAATTAAATGCATTGATTTTTTCAAAAACTAGATACAAATTTGGTTTGCGCCACTGCGCAACGCTTCGCGACGCAGCGCATCGCCGCGCGCCGCTCTGCTCCGCGGCGCCACGCAACTCAACGCGACGGAGTCTTTCATGCGAATAATCACCGCGAAACTCGAAGGCACGACACCCTATAGTCAATCCCGCAAATACGATCATACGTGCCCCAAGAAGGACAAGGAGAGCGCCGCCGATTACGACCTTCGCACATGGCGAGAGCGATGCACGACAAATGACGATGGCATTGTCTGCATCCCCGGCATGGCCATCAAGATGGCGCTCGACGCTACCGCAAAGAAACTCAAGGAAAAGGTGCCCGGCAAGGGCGCAAAGACTTGGATCGATTACGTCATTGGCGGCGTCGTGCCCAGCGACCTCATGTTCCCCATCGGAGTCTCGAAGGACAAGGTCGACTTCATCGACATTTGGGCCAATGCCGATGGCGTTCGCGGCTCTGGGAAGCGCGTCATGCGCCGATTCCCGATCATCAAGAAATGGTCCTGTACGATTTCGCTTGACGTGCTCGACAACTCTCTGCCGGCCGATCTCATCGAGCGCTACCTTGGCGAGGCCGGCCTGATCGTGGGCATTGGAAGGTTTCGACCTGAAAAGGGCGGAATGAATGGTCGCTTCCGGGTCAAATCCGTGAAGTGGTCGGAAATGGACATGGCTGAGGCCGCTTAGTTTACCGTCGCTGCGCTTCGCATCGCATCGCTCCGCCATGCCGCGCTGCGCACCGCCTCTCACCGCAACGTGTTTATCATACGTGTTTATCACCCTTTCGGTTCCTATCGACGCTTCGCTTCGCGCCGCATCGCATCGCTTCGCATCGCCACGCAACTCAACGCAACGTCTTATGAGGCCGCTATGTCCCGCTTCGAAATGAGCGAAGAAGCCCAGAAAATCCTGGAATTCATAGCCACGTCGCCGCTGGAATTCACCTACGACCAAATCCGCGCTCTCACTGGCGTCAATGACGTGACGCGCCTGCGGGGCTACTTGATGACGGCCATGCGACGGATGCGCAAGCGTGGCGTCTGGTACGCTTCGGTGCGCGGTATCGGATATCGTCGGCTCACAGAAGACGGCAAAAACCCAGCACAGGCGGAGGGGCTAAACAAGGTCAAGAGGAAGATCAACCGTCTCGACCGCGATCAGGACGCTATCCACTTCGAGGGTCTAAGTCGCGACGGCAAAATGGCCTTTAGCTTCAATGCAAGCCGTATTGGTGGGCTCAAAGCAGCAGCAAGCCTAAAGCGGCAGCGCGAGATTAAACGTAAAGTCGAAAACGGTGACCTTCCGGTGCGCAAGAATAAGTAGGGGCGACGATGCACGGGCGGGTGGGGGCGCTGCGCTTGTGGTGTCGCGCCCTATGGGCGGGGCAAAGTTTGCCCTGTTGGATTGATCATTGTAGCCGAGGCGGCGCCTGCGGCGGCGCGAACTTGCCGATCGCCGCCTCCTGGGCCGCCTCAGCCCGCGCGCCCTTCTTTCCGTCGGTCGGCCGACGCTCCAGTTCTGCCCAGGTCCTCGCCGCAGTGGCAAGGGTCTTGAGGACTTCGGCGCGGGCACCGAGGCTGACGGCTTGGCCCAGGGCTCGCCGGCGGAGGACGTTGTCCTCCTCGCCAATTAGGCGCTCGATATCTCCCAGTCGGGTCGTGACCGCGGCCAGTTCCCCCACTAGTCGGAGGGTCAGGTCCTTGGCGGCGGCCAGCGCGTCGCGGAGAGGGTCACCGGTCGTGTGTTGCTCTGTGGCAACAGGAGACAGTACTACACCGCGGGTGCACGCCTGTGGCTGGCGTTCGTAAGTGGGATCGGTCGCCCGCTTGGGTTCATCTGTGCCGCTCCTTTTGCGGCCCGCGCCAGGTCTCTTGCCGCCACGAGGCATCGGATTCAGGCCCCCGGATTGATTTCTTTGATTTTCCGGAAATTCAAACGAAAAAAAATCTGCGGATGGC